GCTACTGGTTTTATTTGGCAGTTGATTATAATCGGCAATTGAAATGCGGTTTATTATTTGGTCTGACGTGTCAGTGCCAGAACTATCTGCCACAACTGCATCCATTATATCTATTGTTCCCACTGGCAGTGTATATGGAGTTGTCTGGTCTTCTACCAGGGTCAACGTATTTTTTGATACTGTCCAGTAATTTATGCCTCTGTTAGCCCACTCGGAAAACAATAAATTCAAGCTGCGTCTTGCCGATACAGCTTGATCGCCTGTCCGAGTTTGTGGATCTATTCCGCACCGCTCGTAGGCTTCGGAAATAATCTCTTCAACGTCTGGTCTAAATGCTACCGTTCCTGAAGTTGCCATATTTAATACTCTTTAATTGCTCTTATCACAATCTGATAGGCATCACCTGCCGCACCAGCTCCTGTTGTCGTGAATTTAATGTCGCCAGTTCCACTTGCTCCGTATGAACTACTTGTAGGTAGACCACCAAATCTTGAAAAATCTTGGTATCCTGATTGGCCTTCATCTAAATGCAAAACAATAACATCCGTGTCTGCATCCGCTAAGACTTCAACAGTCATTGCATTTATTACCCACCAACACTCAACAATTCTTATACCAGAACATGTGTCGCCATTTGCACTTTTTTCTAGGCCAGAAACATCTATTTTAGAAACAGCACTCTCATTACCACCGTCAACATATTGGTACTGAAAAGCATAAACAACTTCACGAGTGTTTTCGTTTATTTTTGTACTCGTCGTAATATCAGCCAATTTATTCTCCTAATGTGTAGGTGAGGCTTTACCCCCACCTAATTAATTATGCGATTTGAACATATTCAATGATGAATGTGAACGATCCGTCAGTTGTAGAGTTTACAGTATTTGTAACATTACAATAGATAGTTCGTTCTGCTGAAGCGTACTGAGCAGAAATAGGTGCTGTAGCGGCGTTTTGAGTAGTAGCAACCAAGGTAGTAGTTGTTACGTTTCCAACGACAACTGTTGTACCGCCATCTAGGATTTCGTCTGCAATTGCAGCGACAATTTGTGCGCCTGAAGAAGATGTACCAACTTCGTACCCAATGTCGCCAGTTCCAATAACTGGAGCCGTGGCACAAAATATCTTAATGTTAGTGATGATTGTGTTTGCTGGTTGTGTAAACTCACCAATTGCTGGGCTATCCCCTGCTGTAGAGTTAACAGTAACACCTGTCGCAAATCCGACGTGTTTTACATATTTATTTGTGACGATACCTGTTGAGGCAATCACAGCGGTATCAGTATATGCCCCTGTTGTAGCATTTTTTGATACTACTTTAAATCCGTTTTCAGAGCGGACTGCTCCTGTAAATGTAGTTGTACCCATTTTGATCTCCTTGTCGTGGGTTAAGTCAGACGCGAAATGCGGCTGTCAAGGTAAAAGGGAGGAGATAATCCCCTCCCTTAATTTTTATTATGCGCCTTCAGAGCCAAATACGCCCCTCCAATCGGTCCAGCCGAAGCTATACCTTTCGCGAACTTTGTAACGCACGTTTCCAGTTTCGAAGTCACCTTCCATGCCTTTTTTCATAGGCGATCTTTGGAACATTTTCAAACCGTCAGGTACGTCAGTTTTTACAAACCACGCATCTGCATCTGTCAATCGACGCATGACATGTGCGCCATTAGGTAGGTATCCACCTGCCTTGATAGCATTAATGTCATTGTCGGCTGTGCCAGTTCTCAATTGAGATTCCAACAGTCTTTCCGCTGTAAATGTGTAAGCTGTCGGTATTACCAAAGTAGTACCTACTGCCGCAATTCGAAGACCTCTGTCATCCTTCATATCAGCAATGTTGATAAGAACGGATTCTAGTGAAGTCTCTGAAAGGTCAGCCGCTGTGCCTAACACATTTGACTGATTACCATTTTGGGTTGGGTGAGATGCACTTAGTAGTACAACACCGTCACCGCCTGTGTAACCAGCAGTTTGCGAGAAGTTTAAGACGTTCGCAGCTTTGATTTCCTTAGTGGAAGACATTGAGCGTGCTAGTGCCTTAGTGTAACGTGAAGCAATTGAGCCATACTGGCCATCTTCTTCGGCTTCCTCAGTAACTGCGAAAGCTAAAGCAATTGTCTCATGTTGGTATCGCGCTGTCCATTGTTGCCCAGCATCATCATAAGAAATAGCCGCACCCTCTGTCTTAGTTGGTGCTGACCCAAAACCTGTGAGCAAAACGTCTTCNTCAAACGCCTTNNTTGAGGTGTTGCTCTCAAATACTGCTAGGTATTCCTCTGGATACTTGTCGTACTCCANGCCGAAAAGAGTGTTCAGTCCTGGTTCAAGCATTTTAGCGAAACTTGATCTATTCATAGCCATTTTTTAACTCCTTCCTATATACCTGCGCCATCTTTTAGGAGACATTCATTAATAATGACCTCCATGATAGCATTCGCACCAAACGCATTATCTGGTGCATCGTAAAGACCTAGGATCTTGCAGGTAGCTGTACCTGCTGCCATAGTTCCACTAATTTCAAATCCAGATTGACCTGTTGTGGTCGAACCTGCTCCAGCCACGACATCGGCACAATTACCAATGTTAGTCTGAGCAGTAGTACCTGCACTTTGAACTTTGTACACAATGTACGGGTCGTCGTAGATATACAACTCAATATTTGTAGCTGTAGTTCCAGTAGGCCAGTATTCACTGTACACGTATGAGCCATCACTCGCGGTATATGAACACCCATCAAACACACCGATGTTATTAACTTCGGTTGCCGTATGTGGAGTAACGAGACCTGAAGCAATAATTATACAGAGATCACCTTTGAAGATGTTTTCTGCTAATCCACTTGCACAAGTGTAGACGTTAGTCCGTGGTGCATTACCGCTAGAATGGCGAATCGGTACAAAACCGAAGGCTGCATCAACGTTAGCCATTTTTTCGCTCCTTTAGCGTTAAAGTTTTAGTCTTCCATAGCAGAGTAATCCCTGCCACGGCTTGAAGAGGACTTTCGAGTTTGATAAATCGATTGCCCAGTTTTTCGTCCTAACGCATCAAGATCGCCTGAAACAGACTCATTTTGCTCTGAATTTCTATTTTGATAATAGTCCTTCATTTGCTTGTGAGTTTCTAAAGGCATTTCACAAAGTAACATGCCTTCAATCCCAATTGATCCTGCCCACTGGCCGTGGTTGATAGTCGGAAACAACTTATCTTTAACGGTTTCAGCAGGGCGTGGGTTCCATCCTTCGCGCATTCTTTTATACACGTTGTCAGGAGTATCCTTACCCTGAATCGAGGTAGTTATCCATCGTTGGGTCATACCTGGACGAGGTTCTGGTGAGTCCAACAATGATGGTGGTTTCCATGTAGCTTCGGGGCGAACTTGCTCCTCACGCACGGATGTTCGGGTTTCGTTTGCACGCACATTTCTATTCTCAGACATAATTAGCTCCTTTGCTGACGTTTGATTTCGGCCTCATATTTTTTAAGACTGTTTTCATCTGTTATACCAAGTTCTCTAGCCATTCTAAGTTGGTCCTGCGTCATGCGAACCCTGTTGCCTTTGTAAGATGAAGAACCGCCTGTAGTTTGGGCGACTGGTGATCTACTTTTTGTTCTTGGTTTACTAGTAGGACTTGATGGTGAAACTAACTCAGGAAATACATTATGTAAACGATTATTTAATGTATCGTAATATTCCTGTTCATTTTTATCAAAACCTTCTAAATCTAATTGAACGTCGATTGCCCTAGCTGCGGCAGTTTCACGCTCATAACCTTGGGAATTAAACCAGTTATTTTTTTCCCACCAGCTCATAGCTTTTTCTGGGGCTGGCTCTTGTGCAACTTGCTGCGCTCGTCTTGCAGTAGGTTGCTTTGCCTGTTGTGCGCGTTGCTGTTTCTGCATCTGGGCAATACGCATTGATGCACGCATATCTGCCATTTGCTCTTGAAAATTAACTTGAGCCTCGGTGTCACCTTCCTCAACAGCTTTTGTTAGAGCTGCCTTGGTCTGGGCGTAACGCTGGTTAAATTGATTTTCAGAACTTTTCTTAGATCCCTGTTCGAGCCTTGCGAGTCTTGCGGATAGCTGGGCGTTTTGCTCCTGTATTTGCCGAGCCTGAACTTCAGCCTCACGACGTTGGTCCACAAGTTTCTTAATTCTCTTTTGAACCTTCTCACCGTACTCTGGATCTTCTTTTTTTTCTACTGCTTCCTCGGCTACATCTCTCGCCTCCTCCGCAGGATCTTCAGTGATTTCAATCTGAAATTCTTCAGGCTCACCTTGTGCCTTCTTAATCTCGTCTTCGATTTCCTGAATTGCTTCTTCATTTGACATGGTTTGCGACCTCCAAGTTGTTTACGCTAAATATGCAGCTATGTCGGCATCTTCTGGAAGGATAGACGTTAGCTCGTCATCGTTCAGCAGTAGAAACCGCACGCCATTGATTGTGAGTTTTTGACCAGCGTACTTACCGTACGTCACGCGGTCTCCAACTTTAGGACAGATTTCGGAACGCCAGCGTTCGCCAGTATCTCGATCTCTGTAAGCTAAGTCACCCATAGCTGCAATTCTACCGTGGGCAGTTAAATACTCTTCATTATCTTTCGATATGGAAGGTAGATGTAAGCCGCCTTTAGTTGTCATTTTTACTTGATTGGGTTGAACTAGCACTTTCCAATTTAATGGAACTGGTAGTTGATGAGATTCCAAAGTTTCTTCAGTTTCTTCATTTTTGTGTAGTGCATGTGGATGAGACATGTTAAGCATCCTCTTCGTTAATTGTTTTCATTGTTTCGCTGATAATGTCAGAGGCTTGATTTAAACCCTCCGCAATCCCAACGTCTTTTTGGTATGATAGAAAGTCAGTCTCCCGACCTAAAACCATTTTCTCAGCTATTGCTAGCCTTTCCGTCTCCAAGTTCTGTTTTATCCTTTGGAGCAGATCCGTTACTGTCATCTTTAACCTTTCCAGACATACTAATGCCCTTAACGAATACTTTGACAATTTCTTGATCAGACATTAGTAGCCCTTCTTCTTTCCAGGCTTTCTCTTTGTACCCTTCTTCACTTTAATCTCCTTTTTTTTCTTCTTACCTGGTCCACCCTTCATGAGAGAACCAAAAGATGCCCTGTTCATAGCAAATTCCTTATGATTTGGCTAGTGCCACGTTTACCTATGAATACATATGAACCCCTATAGGGTTTTCATATTATTCATAAGCCATTTTAACGGGAAATATGAAAAAGTGTAGGAAAAATATGAAAAGTATGATTTTTTTATATTTGCCCCTTGCATGTGCTAGTGTTTGCTATTATAGACTATGCATCAATAGGGAGAAATAAAATGGCTACATTTAGCGTGATGCTTACTCACACTGTCGTTGAGGTTTACAAGGTTGAGGCATCCAACCAAGACGAGGCTTGCAGCAAAGC